ATGCTCAGGGTGCTAGCAAACGCCCCTGGTCAAGTCAGCTGGCTTATCGGATTTCCGAATAACACCGGGAACATCACGGCATATGCCAAAGTCGAACATGACCGGTCCGGCGGAATCGTGATCGAAGCGTGTGACGAGAACGGCAATGTTCCCCAGGACAGCAATAGGTTTTGGTTTCAGCTCGTTACCCGGTTCTTCGAGCCGGATCGGGCATCCGTCGAACGGAAGATTCGGGAAGCCTTCTCAGTGATTGAGCGACTAGGAGTCGACGGCGGTAGGGATAACGGCGGGCTTCCGGCGGGAACCCTTCGAGGAACAGCGACCCGCGATACCACTGCAACGAACATTCCTGACTTGCCACAAGCGGGCAAGCCGCCGCAGAGCCGATTTAACCGACGCTACAAGCTGAGCCCTGCTGTTTCGATAGGAGACGCCGCTTATAGCTCGGTAGATGTAGTGTTTTACGCTAGTGCGTTCACCAATGGCGTTCCGAGTACCTGTTATGTGAACGTGTTCCCCGCTGATAACCGCGAAACCTTCTTGACCGGTACTTATTATCTTCCAGGTAAGCGGCTTCCGGTCTCCTCGCGCGAGGGTCACTACTGGGCAACGATTGCGTTGGACATCCTCGGCTACGACGTTGTTGGAGACGATTTCTAGTTACCGGAAAGCCCCGCCGCAGCGGGGCTTTGATCACCTAGTGAAGCTGTCGTATCTTTCTTGGCACCTGTCGCAGATTGGAACCTGTCCGATCGCTCCCGCGTTCAGCAGATGCGTCGCGTCGTTGGTGCAGAGCGCAAAGTACATGCACACGCCCAGGTCTTCGAGTTTGTCTCGTGTGTCCATTTCTTCGGCACCTTTCCTAGCTTCACTGCATTGTAAGCATCTTATCGCCGTTTACGTTATCTGTCCACTTATATGCGGGGTTCTCACGTGTTTGGAGATATGGAAGACCCGGACATGTTGAAAGCCTTGACCGCTGCACGAGCAGAACTCGTGATGCGGATGGCCGATTCGCGCGGGCAACCATATGCAGCGCTGTTCAAGATGTATCTAGAGGTCCAAGAAAAGATCGCGGCGCTTACTCCGATGAGCAAGAAGGATACGCCGTTAGATGAGCTTGAACAGAGACGGGCCAAGAGGCAATCAGAAGCCGAAGGTTCTGCTATCCCGAGAAGGAAAATGGACCGAAAGTAGTGAAGCCTGCTTTTTGGCCTCGAAATATGGTCTGACTCCGGACCCTTGGCAAGAGTTCGTCTTGCGCCATTGGATGTCTGTAGAAGACGGACGTTGGAAGAGCTCGATTTGTGCGATGACCGTTCCTAGACAGAACGGCAAGAACGCGCTTATCGAGATGGTCGAACTCTACTACACGGTAGAACTTAGCCTCAGAGTCCTACATACCGCCCACGAGGTGAAGACAGCCCGCAAAGCTTTCCTTCGTATCGCTTCGTTCTTCGAGAACCCTAAGAAGTACCCGGAACTTGCCGACATGGTGCAAGAGATCCGGCGCACTAACGGCCAAGAGGCAATCGTCTTGAAGAATGGCGGCTCTATCGAGTTCGCCGCTCGGTCTAAGTCGTCCGGGCGTGGCTTCTCAGTAGATTGCCTAATCTTAGACGAGATTCAGGAATGCACCACGGAAGCTATTGCCGCATTGCTTCCCACTATTTCAGCGTCTCCGATGCCTCAACAGATCCTCGTAGGGACTGTTCCAGGGCCGACCGCTAATGGTGAGGTTTTCGAGAGCATCCGCAAAGACGCGTTCGAGGGTAATAACCCCGGTTGTCTTGGATGGAGTGGAGCGCCGACAAGGACGCCGATCTAGACGACATCAACACCTGGTTGGATGCTAACCCGGCTGCCGGTATCCGACTACTTCTCGACACCATTCGTGATGAACGAAGCGTTATGGATGACGAGACTTTCATGCGGGAACGACTCGGCATTTGGGATGCCGTGGCCTCTAACGCTGTCATCGACGCTACGAGTTGGGGGATTGTCGCTGACGGCTCGTCACAGGCCGGTGATCAACTCGCGTTCGCGGTTGACGTTTCTCCGGATCGCTCGATGACTTCGATAGCGGTAGCCGGTGTCCGACCAGACGGGCTCTACCACGTAGAGGTCATCGAAAATCGCCGAGGTACCGATTGGGTAGTGCCGTATCTGGCGGCCCTGGTGGCGCAGTGGGGTCCGGTCGCCCTGGTTGTCGACGGACCCGCTTCCTCGTTGATACCCGAGCTGGCGCACCTCGAGGTGCCGGTACTCACGCTGAGCGCATCAGAGTACGGCGCGGCGTGCGGTCTCTTCTACGACTCCGTCATGGGGATGTCGTTACGACATCCCAATCAGCCACTGTTCAATTCGGCTATTGAAGCCGCGCGGAAACGCCCTATCGGCGACATGTGGGGTTGGGGGCGGAAGAATGCGGCGACGGATATTACTCCGGTTGTCGCAGCCACTTTGGCTTTATACGGCTTTGTTATGTGCAAGCCGATTCGACGTAAGAAGAGGGCTCGAAAGGCATTGGTCCTCTGAAAGAGGACTAGTGAGCGCAAACCTTGATATCACGCTACCTACCTTGACCCTGTCCGAAGAGGAAGCCGCTCTATTAGGCAAGCTTCGCGGCCGGATCATGTGGTATGCGGAGGTTAACCGGAAGAAGCAGCATTACTACGAGGGTCGTCAAGCAGTTAGGCAACTCGGAATATCGGTACCGCCTCAACTCTATGATTTGGCTGTCTCTGTCGGGTGGCCCGGCACTATCTGTGATGTCCTGGAGGAACGCCTAGATTGGCAGGGCTGGACATCGGTAGCCGATGAGCTGGACGGCCTGGACGAAATCTATCGCGATAACCATCTAGGCATTGAAGCATCCCGGGTCCACCTAGACGCCCTGATAACCGGTACTGGTTTTGTGACGGTCGGTAGGGGAGATATTTCGGCGGGTGAGCCTGAGGTGCTTGTTACTGTCGAATCGTCATCGTGTGCAACCTCTATCTGGGATTACCGTAAGCGGCGGGCGACTGCGGCGCTCTCGCAGACTTGGAACGAGTTAGGCCAGATAGTTCTAGAAACATTGTATCTGCCGAATGAGACGGTCACGCTGGCCCGTAACGCTGATTCGGTTGTCAACGCGACCGGTACCGGTAACAACAAGTCGATGATTGTCGTTGACCGTGACCAACACAATCTAGGCCGTGTTCCGGTGGCCCAGCTCCGTAATCGTGACCGTGCTTATGACCTACGCGGCCGTTCGGAGATATCTCGGCCGATCATGTACTACACGGATGCGGCGTGTCGAACCATGCTCGGGATGGAGGTGTCCCGGGAGTTCTATTCGGCACCCCAGCGGTACGCCCTAGGCGCTGAACCAGAAATGTTCGGAGTTAGTGACGAGTCTACGGTGGATGACCGGATTCTAGCCGGATGGCGAGCGGCAATGGGCCGCCTAAACATCATCCCATTGACCGAGGATGGGGACATGCCCCAGGTGGGGCAATTCCCAAGCGCGCCACCTACACCTTATATTGATCTGATTCGAACTTATTCCCAGATGGTTTCGGCGGAGTCGGGTATTCCAGCGCCCTACTTGGGATTCTCTACCGAGAATCCTTCGAGTGCGGATGCTATCCGACAAGCCGAATACCGGCTCGTCAAGAGGGCGGAGCGTCGGCAGACCAATTTCGGGCAGGCGTGGCGAGAAGTAGCGTTCTTGGCCCTGCTGATCCGAGATGGCAAGGTTGATCGGGATTTCTTCCGAACTATCGACGTCAAATGGCAGGATGCGGCAACACCTACGAGAGCCGCTGCGGCTGATGAAGCTTTAAAGCTTACGAGCGCTGGAATCCTAACACCGGATTCGACGGTTACCTATGACCGGATCGGGCTGTCTCAGCAAGACCAAGCCCGAGTTATGGACGACAAGCGCAAAGCTCGACTTAACGGCGTAGTGGATAACCTCAAGAACGCGTCGAAGAACGTTCAAGATAACAACCAATTTGTTGCCGAGGTAGCCGCTCGGAAGGTTCCGGTGTCTGCCCAGTGACCCCCGAAGAGTTCCAAGCGGTTCTAACCGATTTGAACACGGTCATGCTGGGAGATTTGCACAGCTTATGGAACGAGCACAAAGGTCTAGACGCTCCGGAATTCAAAGACCTGATTGTCTCGACTTATCCGGAAGTCGTCTCGCCACATATCGCACTTGCCGGGGAGTTAGCCGCTAATTGGTACAACGAAGCGGCACCACAGCTTGCCTACAAGGCCACGGCGGCCAAGCTGCCGCTAGTAGAACAGCTTCATGCGTCGGCAGGGTGGGCTATGTCGAATACTGCGGCATTCGACTTGCTGGCTGGCTCTGCTCAGAGAGCAATATTTAGCAGCGCCCGACGAACGGTGATCGAGAATTCTCAGCACGAAAGAGGCGCCAGGTTCGCGCGATACGCGAGTCCTAATGCTTGTCGCTTCTGCCAGATGCTCGCAACCCGCAAAGATGTGTACACGTCGGAGCGTGCGGCGCAGAGAGCCATAACCGGCCGGCGGGCCGGAGACAAATATCATGACCATTGCCATTGCATAGCGGTAATGGTTCGCCCGGGACACTCATACAAGCCCCCCGCCTATGTAGCGGAATGGACTTCCGACTACAAGATTGCTGCCGGACTTGCCTCGAATGAGTCCGGCTCGAAGAACATTAAAGCCGTCATGGCCGCATACCGGCAGATGGACAGCGAAAGTTCTCCGAGTAACTGACACGCCTACGCCCGGCGTCAAAGGGCGGTTAATGCTGACGAGTTTACGGAGAGTGTATTTCAATGACCGATTCTAAGGTCGATGCGAGCCCCGCTACCGCTGATCAGGGTATCGGTGCCGATGATCCCGTGATCCCAGAAGCTGTTACAAGCTTTCAGGCGATTACAAAGCAGGAAGACCTAGACCGGATTATCCAAAACCGGCTTGCCCGCGAACAAGCGAAGTACGCCGACTACGACACTTTAAAGGAAAAGGCGGCCCTTCACGACCAGGCGGAAGCCGACAAGCTTTCCGAGATCGACAAGGCCAACAAGCGCGCCGAGAAGGCAGAGACCGAACTAGCCGAGCTTCGGCTTGAGAAGCTTCGCCGAGACGTGGCGGAGGCCAAGGGGCTCCCGGCCCACCTTGTTCCGGGCACTACCCGAGACGAGATGGAATCCGCCGCCGACGCGCTTCTTTCGTGGCGCGGTGAAGTCCCCGCCGCACCCCCTAATCCCACTCCGAGCCCCCGGCCTGTGGCCCAGCAGGGCAACCCGTCGACGACGGATCGGCCCTCCGGTATTGCCGCCGGAGAGGACGCCGCCCGGCGTAGGGGCTGGATCAAGTAAGAGTTTCAGGAAACAGGTATGACTAGTATTGCGGTGCGTACGATCGGTACGTTCGTTGGCGAAAAACGAGATTGGCTCTTGTCCGATCACGGGGTCGAACCCAACGAAACCCCCGGCATTACTCTCGATATTGCAAAGTTCACCGCCGGTACTCACTATCCGGATGGCTATATTCCCTCGGGCATTGCGCTCGGCAAGGTGACTACTACTGGCCTTTATGGCCCGTATGATGCTGCGGCTAATGATGGTCGGCAGAAGGCCGCGGGCCTTCTTTTCGCATCGCTTCCTGTGCAGGGCAACACCCGTGTAGGTGGTGCGCTCGTGCAGCACGCTTTCGTCGACGCCGCGAAGCTTCCTGCGAATAGCGGGCTCACGACTGCGGGCCGTGCTGATCTGCCGCTGATCATCTTCACGAACTAAGAGGTATGACCTTTAATGCCTATCTACTACGACGCACCGATTGTTCCGGATACGCTGACTACGTATATCCGTAAGCAACCGCTGCCGACCGGAAATACTCTCTCGGCGTTGTTCCCGGAAGAGTACAAGCCGACCAACATGGTTGACTTCATGGAGATTGTGAAGAAAACCCGGACGGCTCAGTACCGTACGTTCGATGGTCGGATTCACGTCACCAGTCGCGATCGTGGCACCGAGAAACGCGTTCCTCTGGCTCCGCTGTCGGACTCGTTGGGGGTCGGTGAGTTCGAACGCCTGCAACTAGAATTCGCTCGGCTCGGTGGTACCGCCAAGATTCAGCTTGAGCAGGCTATCTACAACGATGCCGAGAACCTGACCACCTACGTCCGTAACCGCGTCGAGCTGGCTTGGGGTGACGTGCTGGCGGATGGAAAGCTGACTATCAACGAGGGCGGTTTGACCTCGGAGGCGGATTACGGCATTCCGGCCGACCATAAGGTTACTGCGGCTGCGTTGTGGACTGATCCCGCTAGCGCCGACCCGCTCAGTGACCTGATGGCGTGGTGCGATATCTGGACCAAGGACAACGGCGATACCCCGGGTCATATTCTCACCTCACTGAAGGTTACGCGCGCTCTTCAGCGGAATAAGGCGCTGATTGCTGCGATTACCGGTAGCACTATCGGCAAGACGTTCGTTTCGCTGGACGAGATAAATACGCTCTTTGCTTCGAATGGGCTGCCCACATTGCTACCGCACTATGACACCCTGTTAGATGTAGACGGCAAGGACACTCGAGTTCTTCCGGATAATCTGGCCGTCCTTCTGCCTACCGACAAACGCGAGCTTGGTTATATGGCTTGGGGTATGACGGCTACTGCCTTGGAGCTTATCGAGGCCGGTCGTACCGAGTACACTTTTGAGAATGCCCCGGGCATTGTGGGTGTGGTTATCAAAGACGGTCCCCCGTTTAGACAGTTCACGTTTGTCGATGCTGTCGGCCAGCCGATCCTAGAGAACCCGTACAAGATTGTCATTGCGACTGTCGGTTAATCGGAAAGGCTGAAGTATGGCTAAGATCCGTGCTGATCTAGACGGCATCGTTTGCGCATTCCGGGAAACCGGAGAGGTCATCCAGCTAAAAGCCGGTGACGAGATCCCGGCCGGTATCCACCTAGGTTCGCATCTGGTCGAGTCAGTCCCGGCGGAACCGCAGCAGGAAACGGTCCTTGCGCCGGAGGGACCAGAGAGCGCGGCCCCGAAACGCCGAGGTCGGCCCACTAAGGGGCCGCAGATGGCGTTGGCGACTAGCGACGATGTGAAAGCACGTTTAGGTCGTGATCTGAAACCGGATGAAGTCGCCCGCGCCGCTGGGCTACTCGATGAGGCATCGGACTTGGTCGTTGGATTCTTGAGACCGAGGGCTGTACCTGATCCCGCGCCGGACGTGGTTCGGCGTGTGGTCTCACGCATGGTTGCTCGGGTGCTGGAGTCCACAGCCCGACAGGCCGGAGTGGCTAGTCAGCAGATGACGGCAGGCCCGTACCAGCTTTCGAATACGTTCGTCCCGGATTCGACATCCGGCGGCCCATGGCTGACCAAGGCAGACAAGATTGCTCTCCGATCCCTGAAGCTGGGAGCCTTCTCGGTAAGGACGTGGTAGCCGGTGGGAATTTTCCCGACGCCGTACACGGTCCAAACCAGGCGCTTCCGGCAAGGCCCTGAGAAAGACCCCCGGGGTTCCCTCGTCAAGAAATGGGACGCCCCGGCTGTTCAGCCGGTTATTGCTATCGGGCCTAAAGAACGGTTCACCGAACCAGCGGTATCCGGGTATGACCGGGTGGTCATCCGGCGAGAGATCTTTGTACCTCCAGAATTCATCGCCGGACCTTGGGACAAGCTGATCATTCCGGCGCACCGCAACGAGCCGGAACTCGAATACGAGGTGCAGGGCTACCCCGAGGATTACAACGATGGACCGTGGGCTTTTCAACCGGGCCTCGTTGTTCGAGTGACTAGGGCGGAGGGCTGAACATGGCCGTCGAAGTGATAGCCGATAACGAAGATTCGATCATTTACGCCGACGCCATAGGATTCCGGACCGAAGAGGAATACAACAATCTCGAAGTCTCGGACGCCCACGGCCGGATTATCGCCGCTTATGCGGGCGGTAAGTGGGTTGCTGCCATCATGGTTACCGAGGAGGGGAACTAATGGACGTTCAGATTCAGTTCAAGTCTGGCGCGTTCAAGAAGCTCCGTTCGGAGCCCGGTGTTGCTGCCGACCTGGAGCGGCGGGCTAAGCGTTACCAGCAAGCCGCAGAAGCGATGGACGGCGGGAAGTACAAGGTGTACAGCCAGCAAGGTAAGGCCGCACCTCAAGGGCGCTGGCGTACCTCGGTCACAACCGGAGACCCGCGAACCATCCGGAAGAATGCGAAACATCACACGCTTCTCAAGGCTCTTGATGCTGCTCGGCAGTAAACGACATCCGGCGGTTAGTGTCATAGTCACCTATCTAGCGCCCAAGATCTCTGTGCCAATCATGAACCATGCTCCGGCTAATCGGCCGGATTCTTTTGTGCGCGTAACGCGCGTTGGCGGCGTGAAAAAGAATATCGTCACCGATGGCCCAATGCTCACATTCGAATGCTGGCACCCGGTCAGCGCCGAGGCTCTGTCTATGCAGATTCTAGACCTTCTGGAGAACGCGCCTGGAGAGGCCGTTGATTATCTCGGAGATGACGGCAAACCACATAAGGCTTGGTTGGCGTTCTATGAAGAGGTGGGGGCTCCGACGCAACACCCTGATCCCGAGGTGCCACAGACGGATAGATGGGTTCTAACTGCCCGCCTCGGCATCTCTACCAACCTCTGACGGCTTTTCGTTGCCGCGAAAGCCGATCAATACCACAAGGATGATTCGTGCCTACTGATACCAGTAAGGTTTATATTCCTCAGGCGCCCAAGGTTAAGGGCATCATCTACCGTGCGCCTCTCGGGACTGCGCTACCGACTGATGCGATTACCGCGCTGCCCGCCGCCTTCAAGGATCTCGGCGGCATTAGCGATGCAGGCATCGTGAATGCTCAGGCTCGCGATGTTAAGAAAGTCAAGGATTTTGCCGGTGACATTATTGCCACTCCGCAAAGCGATTACAGCGAGACGCTGGAAGTCGAATTCGTGGAGGCTACGAACCTCGAAGTCCTCAAGGCTGTTTTCGGTGACCTGAACGTCAACGTCAAGCAGGCGACTACTACGTCGGGCATGGAAATCTCGATTGATCACAACTCGGATGTTCTTCCGAAGACAGCGATCGTTGTCGAGACTATCCAGGGTACCGGCATCAGGCGGATGGTCGCCGGTATCGCCCAGCCGATCAAGGTGGCGGACGCAACTTTGATCAATACAGATATTTTGAAGTACAAAGTTACTTTCGAATGCTTCAAGGTTGTCGACGGACAGACCACGTTCAATATTCGTGAATTCGTCAACGACGGTAAGCCGAAGGCCGCGTAGCGCGGCGAATCCTACCCGGGCAAGTTCTTTGACCGGACCTCCCTTGCCCGGGTGGGCTAGGTCCGTTCAACCCCAAGCTTATAGAGAAGGTCTGGTCATGGCTGTGTACGACGTTCCCGCCTCTAACGGAAAGAAGAGAGAGAACCGGTTCGCTTTCCGGCATTCCGGTAAGGTCTATTCGATCCCAAAGACTCCGTATCTTTCCGGTAAAGCCTCTAAGTTCATCAAGGACAACCAGGAAGATACGAGTCACGCGAACCTTACGCGGGGCATTATCGAGATCGAATGCCCGACGGCTGCTGATGCAGTGTGGGAGATGGACGACGAGCAGATCGTCAACATTGCCGAAGCGTGGTTCGAGGCCAGCGGGTTTAGCGCGGGGGAATCGGAAGGCTCGTCGGATTCCTAGAGGAATACGAGGGGCCGATCAGCTTCGAACTTCTGAAGATCGGCAAACACGTCAGAGATGTAGGCACTGAAGATCTCGACTGGAAAGAGTTCAAATTCTTTGTCGAGAACCTTCCACCTGTTCCCGAGAATGCCGTGTTCCGGGCTATGCGCCCGAACTCGTACAACTGGGATCTAAATATTTGGTTCTTGTCGATGATGCTGTACGCCCTACAAGGCGCGAACTGGCAGCGATCCGGCGGAGATGACGACAAGAAACCCATCCCGATCACCAAACCTTATGAGGCGTGGGAACAGCCGGACCAAGACGACGAAGAAACATTCGAGTTGAGCGAGATTCGTAGCGAGCTGGAGAAGCGGCGAGAAAGGCTCGCGCATAGTTAGAGGTTTATATGGCTGTCGAACTGGCAACCGCGTATGTGTCGCTAGTAGTCAGTACCAAGGATGTCCCTAACCAGGTTCGCAACGGATTCCGGGATGCCCCAGGGATAGCCCGCAGTACTGGGCAAGGCATGGGCACCGAGATGGCCCGGGGTGTCGGTGACACACTACGGACCGGTTTCACATCCGCAGTTAGCGCCATTCCGTTCGCCAACATTCTGACCAGTGCTCTCAACACAGGGCTCAAAGGTGCCGCAGTCGCTACCGCTGCCGCCGCCGGTGGCACGATCGCCACAGCACTTACCAAGGGCTTCGAACGTCTTACCGCCATTGATACCGCACGCGGCAAGCTGACTGGCCTTGGTCATGACGCCGAAGCAGTGTCGGGCATTATGGAGAGCGCTTTAGCAGCCGTCAAGGGCACAGCCTTTGGCCTCGGTGATGCGGCTACCATTGCCGCCTCTGCGGTCGCTGCCGGTGTGAAACCCGGTGAGCAGCTGACTGCGTATTTGAAGCTGACTGCCGATGCCGCCAGTATCGCGGGCTCATCTCTCGGAGAGATGGGCTCGATTATCAACAAGGTTCAAACCGGGCAGAAAGCCTACACCGGTGACCTTAATATGCTCGCCGACAGGGGCTTGCCCATCTTTCAATGGTTGCAAGCCGAGTACAAGGTTTCTGCTGCTCAGCTTTCCAAAATGGTGGAGGCCGGCAAGGTCGACTCGGAAACCTTCAAACGCGTCATCCAAAAGAATATCGGCGGCGCGGCCCTGGCTTCGGGTAACACGTTCCGGGGCTCTATCAGTAACCTGAATGCGGCCCTCGGCCGATTGGGCGCAGCTGCCGAGCAACCGACATTCAATCGGATGATCGGGTGGGTAAACGGTGCCACTGCGGCCGTCGACCGGTTCACGCCGAAGACCGGGCAACTTGCCAAGCAACTCGATGCGAAGATCTTTACCGAGTTCGGCCCCAGGCTAGCCAAAACTTTTAACGAGCTGAAATCGTCGAAAGTCTTCCAAGACAACCTGAGCCAGGTTAAGAGCGTCTTCGAGTCCTTGGTTACGACTGGTCGTGCTGCGGCCACGGCTATCAAGTCGATCGTGTCGACTCTGACCGGGGCCTCTTCAGCCACCGGTATCAGTACATGGCAAATTTTGCTGAAAACCTTAGAGGCTACGGCGACTATCGCTAATTCGGTTCTCGTCCCGGCGCTGCAAACTATCGCGGGCTTGATGCAGAACCATACGGGCCTCGTTACGGCCCTGGTAGCGGGGTGGCTGGCGTTCCGGACGATCCCGAACATGCTGACATCGTTCGGCGCATCGCTGTCCGGGACAACGAGTCAAGCCGGGGCCATGGCCCGCAACATGCGGGAAGTTGCTACGGCGACCGGGCGAACAGCGGAAGTGGCTGGATATGGCGCCACTACCCTCGGCCGGTTCGGGTCGGCTATTCAGCAGATGGGTACTCACTCGCCGGTTATCGCGCGGATGCAATCCGCGTTCTTGGATAGCGCGGCCGGTGCTACTCGGTTCGGCCGCACCGCCGGTACGGCGTCGGCGGCCCTGGTGGGTTTGCGGTCGGCAGCTGGCGGCGTGGTTTCGGCTCTCGGCGGTCCGTGGGCTTTGGCGATCACGGCCGCAACCGTGGGTGTCGTCAAGTTCGGGTCTGATCTGGCTGAGCACGAACAGCGTGTGAAGGCGGTAGGGGATGCGTGGCGGGGGTTAGTCAAGTCCCGCAACGACATTGGCGTCGTCTTCAACGAAAACCGTGGCGGATTCGACGACAAGGCAATGTCGAATGTCACCGCCCAGGTTGGACAGTTGAACGATGCCATGGAGAAAGCGGCTGCCAATCGTACGAAGTGGTACGACGTTCGAGCCCTTTTCCAGGCACCGTGGAACGACAACGTTCGTAAAGAGAACTGGGACGCTGACCAGTACAAGGCAGCCCAAAGCGCTATCGAGAACTTGGGTATGTCGAATGAGCGCATTGCCCAGATGATTACGGGTGATAGTTCCTGGGATCAGCTCCGGACCAAGTTGGAAAGTGCCGGGCAAGGCGGGAAGTTTGCCGCCCAAAACCTTCAGTGGTTGCAGGATACCATCATGCAGTCCCGGCAGGTTGCCGCGAACACCACCCCGGGGTTCTTCAGCCTCAGCGAGGCATTCAAGACGATTGCTGATAATGCTTCGAGCGCCGATCAGCGGCTCACCGCGATGAAGCGGGCTCTTGATGTTCTGTCGGGTCGCCCGATGGAACTCGGCAACGCGATGCAGGCATACAACCAGGTGATCCGGCAGACCACCGAATCCAGCCAAGGGTTGGCGGAAGCATCGCAGGGCCTTGGGCAAGAGCTGATCAACACTGATGGCTCTATCAATACCAAAACGGCTAACGGCGACAAGCTACGTACCTCGTTGCTGCAAATCCGGGATGCCACTTTGGATGTCGCTAAGGCCGGTGGAGACCTCGGCCCGATCTATGCAAACAATGCGGCGGCTTTCGAGAAGCTTGGAAAGCAATTCGGTCTCGACAAGGACCAGGTAACCGCTTTGGCGGCTTCCATCGGGTATCTGCCGGACAAGATTACGATGTTGGCGGAGCTGAGAGGCGCGAATGACACCACTCAGCAACTAGCGGTTATCAAGTCGCTGTTGGATAAGAACCGTGAAGGGGTGGATATTCCCACCGACCTTCCCGCTTACGCCGATGTCAAGAAGAAGCTCGAAGAACTTGGCTTGAAGGTTACCAATGTTGTCGGCAAGCCCGGAATCGTGAAGATCACTGCTGATACTAAAGAGGCTTGGGATAAACTTCACGAGATAGATCTAACGAAGATCTCCAACAAGACGTTCACGGTTACCGAGCTGTACAACCGCGTCGACAACGGGCTGAACAACCGGGAAGTTCGTAACAATGCTAAGCCGTACTCCCCGGAGTCGGGTTATGTTCACTACGAGACTGGCGGTTCCGTTACTGGGGCTGGCACCGGTACATCTGACTCTATCCCTGCGATGCTCTCGCACGGCGAGCATGTATGGACGGCGCGCGAGGTTGACGCAGTCGGCGGACAGAACGCTATGCGCGGTCTTCGCGCTGCCGCGCTTGCCGGTGGGTTGAAGTTCGCCACTGGTGGCGAAGTGCCCTTCGGTATCGAAGAGGCTATTAAAGCCGCTCAAGAGATGGAAGGCCACGCCTATAAATGGGCTGGCATCGGTCCGAGCAATTTCGACTGCTCAGGGTTTATCGGCTTTCTTCAACAAGTCGCTATGGGCCTCGGTAAAGCTACTAAGCGACTGTACACAACCAACACGCTATTAGAGGGGCAAACTGCGGGTTTAAAGCCCGGTACCGGTCCTTCTGACACATGGTTCCGAGTCGGTGTCTCAACTGAACACATGGCGGCGACGATTGCCGGTCTCAACGTCGAATCTGGCGGTGCCTACGGCACTTCGGGTATCGGCGGTGGCCGCGCTGGCGCGGCAGACTCCCAGTTTCCGAACAAGTTTTACCTACCGAACGAGCTAGTTGCCGGTTTCGGCAGCTTGACTACGGGCGGCAAACTTATCACTTGGACCGATGATGACGAACTAGAGCTATTGCAGCTTCAGGAGGCTGTCACTCAGGCGCAGCAGCGGCGCGACAAGGTTTACGGTGAGGAGAAGGCTACCGATTCCGATAAGCGAAAAGCCGATCTCGATGTTCGGGCAGCGCAAAACAAAGTGCTGAAGAAGCAAGAGCAGAAGGACCGACAAGGTCAGCTCGAAGGCGGTACCCGCATAGCGCCACAGGCCCCGGCATTGCAAAAGAAGTACTCGGACGACGAGAAGAGCAAAGCCGAACTGCTCCAGGCTGTAGAGCAAGCTAACAAGAACCGAAATCAGGTATACGACGATAAAACGTCGACAGAGGCTGATAAGCAGATCGCGGACATCAAGCTACAAGACGCAATTGAGAAGCTGGAGAAGGGCGGAGATTCCAACACGAAGTCTCCGGCCAACACTCTCAAGGATGTATTTACAACCTTCGCGTCCAGTGCGGCAGGGATTCTCTTCGATGCATTCAAGGCTCAGTTGCCCGACAAGATCAGCGGTTCTCGTTGGTGGGATGTCGCAGACAAGGTTATTGCTCTCTCGAACTACAACAAGGACAAGAACAGCCCGGCGAATGGTGTTGGGGATGCTCTGTCGAATATCGGTACGTTCGGGGCCGAAGCTTTCCTAGGGCAGCTCGGCTACACCAAGAAGCCGAACCAGATTCCGGACTGGGTTAAGAACCTGAAGAGCGCCGCAGTGTATGACACGGGCGGTTGGCTGCCTCCGGGCGGCATGGCCGTAAACCTTAGTTCAACCCCTGAACCGATTTTCAATAGCCCGCAGCAGCTACACGCATTCGCAGGTTCACAGCTCCAACCCGCACAAAGCGGAAATCTTACCGAACAAGACCTAGAGCGGTATATGCGCTTGCGGCCGGTCTACAACATCACGACGGCGGATGTTCGCGGAGCTGTCCAAGAGATCCGGACCGAGCAGAAGCGGCAATCTATGACATACATGAGGAGATAGGTTTTGCCTAGCGGACTCCGATTTGAGTTCGAGTCATGGCGGAGCCCGGATGACACGTGGATCATTCACGGACAGGGCGCGGGAGACCGAGGCATCTACCTCGGCACCCATCCCGAGGGATTATACGATGAACCCGTCGAATCTATCTGGGGCTCGTACGCCTACCAGATCGGCGCGGACTTCGGCGGTATCCGGATTCACAAACGCGACGTGATCCTTGGCGTGGAGATAACCAACACTCCAAACCAGTCCTGGCAACGCAACGACTCAGATTTCAGACGGGCTTGGAGCTACAAGAAGGACTCTAAACTTTGGTGCACTACCGATGAATGGGGCCGTAGGTCTCTGAGCCTACGACTCACCAAGACGCCGGACTTTTCTCCCGATGTCGACCCTTTCCGAGATCAATACGGGCATGTCATCTATAGCGGCACCGCTGGCTACCCCCGATGGCAGCAAGACGACCTAACCGCTGTATGGGTCAGCTCCACCGACACCACTAACGGGTCATGGAGTGACGGAGTCGTGAAGATCTCTAATCCGACCGATACCGAGATGTGGGTTAAATGGGTTCTCCAAGCATATCCGGGAGTCGTTTACAAGCTTCCGGACTTCTCGTTTGGTGATGACCGATTCGGGCGAGCCACGGTTGACGCTAACCGCAAGATCACCATGCCCGCGCTTGTGGCCGGCGAGCATCTGCGGGTTGATACCGATGAGAACGCCGATCAAGTTGTCTCGGATATCGATACCCAGGCGTGGCAACGGATGCGCGGAGTGCGGTTTCTTTATCCGATTCCGCCCGAGACTCCCGAAACCTTATTGCCGGTGTCTGTGAAGAATGCCCCGGCCGGTGTCGGCGTCCAGGTGCGTTGTCCACGGAACTGGACTCGTCCATGGGGTTTGGACTAACAAGAGGATTATATGGTTACAGCAGTCGATACTATCGACTTTGACGCTGTATTCGCCGAGATCTCCGACCGACTACAAGCAGAATCCGAGAGGCGTTTACTCCCGCCAACGGTCCGCCTGTGGGATGGCGATTGGAATCTACGCGGACTCGTCAAGAAGGAATACAACGCCAAGTTTCAGTTCCTCGACAATGACACTGGCATCGGAACGTTGGAGATGCCGCTTACCTACTATCTGTCTCGATGGCTAGTCGATATCGACACCCGGCCGACCACTAACGTGCATATCACCGTCGACAAGGATGGGGCTCGGTGGTCGGGCAGCATCGACGAGCTTCTAGTCATCAAGGACGAGCAAGGTAAGCGCTACGTCAGAGTCACGTTTAAGCATGACTATGAGCACCTACGGCACATCCTGGTGTACAGCAACCCCTTTGTCCGCCGCCCCGGCCTTAACCGGTCGGGGCGGCGGGCGAAGGGCCTAAACTCCTACCTCCCGAGGTCCAGTTTCCAAAGCTATGGGTACTTTTCGGCCGAGCGCGCTGGTGCCTCAAAACCACACTGTTAGTTAACCTTATCCGGCTCAACTCGTCGATATGGACATTGCCGGATAACCCATTGGACCTATCCCAGTGGCTGAATTTCAGGCAAGAAACCTGGACACAGGTTGTCAAACCGGATCTAACCCCTGATACCTCGGTCGGGGCAATCGTCTACGGACGGTTCAAGTATCTGCATGATGTCAGCAAGAAGGTTGTAGCGGATTCTCAGCTTTCTTGGGAATGCCGCCGATACCTGAAAGATGAAGACGAGCCACCATGGCCCGGCGCTAACCTCAAACACGGTTGCCTGGTATGGGATCTCATCGACAATTCCGGATGGAACACCGGAACTTCTTTCGGCGGTGACGTATTCCGTGGGCTAGCGCAGGAAGTAACCGAGTTCTTTGTTGACCAGCCAAACGGCATCATCAACGACACTCGCCGCGCCGTAGACCCGAACATACCGCCGGAGTATTCGACTCCCGGCTATAGAGGCACTAACCCAGCCTGCCCCGGTGTGATCTTCTACGAGACCGAACACGGCGGTGTTGCTTCGTCCGAGTTTTCTTGGCGACCGGCTACGGACGTTGGCGTTGTAGGTGGTGGGCACTCGATGCCCGGCGTCAATGAACTGTTGTCGGCTGCGGTCCAAGCTTTAGGCGATCTAACCGCCATGATCCCGGGCGTCCCACCACTCGGGGGAGCCATTGAGGCAGTGCTGCGTCCACTATTCACGGACGTTTTCGCCGCATTCGGTAAGTGGAAAAGCCCGGCGAGAGCGACACGCCTAAGCACTCAAGGATTCCACTATTTCGAGAAGTGGGCCGACGGCGCAGACGCCGGATACACCATTGCATGGCTATTAGCTATGCGTAATGGGCTCTGGCAAACCCGGGAGACGACCCGGCATAAGCTAACGATCCAGGATGGCGCATCTGGTTGGGTGGTCGGACAGCGGGGACACGGGCACTTCTTTCTAGGTGACCGTATCGGTTCATCGGTCCTGGGTATGCCACCCGGCAAGATATTTGTTGACCGGGTCTCCGAGTTGACTCTTTCATGGTCCCGGACTTCCGCCCCGTCTTGGGACATTGTTGTAGGGCAGAAGGAGCCCGAAGATCCTGTGGTGCAAGCTTGGGAACAGTTCCAGGAGATCCTATCTATCCTCCATGATTTAGGAGTCATCTAACCGTGTCCCGGTTTCCTACTTATGAGAATTGCCAGCCGCCGGAAGGTCAGGAGCCAGACCCCAAGGTTATCTATCAGTGGGCTTTAGCTGCTATACCGTTCCATGGCAGTACTCCATTAATCCTGCAAGAAGAGGCTCGGGCACAGTTGTCCGAGCTTCTTTGGAACCTTGGTTTTGAACATAACCCGGAGAAGCAGACGAAGAAGATCCGAGCTCCGTGGCGTGGTCAGCAACATTATCTGAACGGCGCGATTGAAGTCGTCGACGTGAACGACCCGGAACCTGATCCGGTGACGATTCCTGATCCTCTGGCGTACACCGCGCATGAGCAGGCGGTTATGGCTGAGCGGCTGTATCACACAGGAATGTTGGGCGACCGGGTACCGGCATACCGGGAGCACGAGTTTGCAGAAGAGGAATCCGGCGCACCGTTCGACCCGGCTGAACATTCGCCGTCCACAGTGAATGGATATCTTATGGCGGCTAAACCGCCCGAGCGTCGGCGTGTGATCGCCGCCGAAATGGTCGGTAAACAAAGAGATCAAATCCTGAGGAAGTGGCGCGGTGTCTAAAGACGACTACGCACTAGCGATTATCCGAGAAGGGCAACGGCGCGGGATTACCCCGCGCGGAATCCAGATCGCTCTAGCTACGGCACTGGTTGAGTCCAACCTAGTGATGTACGCGAACGAGTCCGACCCGGAGTCACTGAAATACCCGCATGAAGCTTTGTCACGTGACAAGAACTCTTCGGGTCTGTTCCAGCAACGTGCTCCGTGGTGGGGGTTCGCTGCCGATCGGATGGACCCAGCGCGAAGCGCAGGCTTGTTCTACGACGCACTAGCGAAGCTCGATTACAACAACCCGGGCCGGACGCCCGGATCGTACGCACAACGAGTACAGCAATCCGCCTTTCCCGGTCGGTATGACCAGCGATGGCCTGAAGCCCAATCGCTATACGCCCGGCTGATTGGTGGCTTCCCTGCCACCGGAGGAAGTGAGCCAATGACCCAACCTGCTTTTACCGAGATTGACAAGATGGGGAATAGTTGCGATCCGCGTTCGCGGCCCCCGGTCAACTTTTTGTTGCACACCGAGGAAGGTAATTCGTCTGCCGCCTCGCTAGCGGACTACCTAAACAACTCAGACAATGGAGTAAGCTACCACTACACCCTGAGAGACAGCATTCTTGTCGATGTGGTGGACACCGACTATGCGTCATGGTCGGTATTGAGCGCTAACGCATTCACGATCAATTTGTGTTTTGCCGGTTCCCGCGCCTCGTGGACTCGGGACGAGTGGCTACAGCGCGAACGGGATATCGAGATTGCCGCGTATGTCGCAGTGCAGGACTGTGTCAAGTACAACATCCCAGCGATAGTCATTAAGCCGCCCTACGCCGAAGGACCGGGCATCTCGGATCATCGGTATGTGACCGAATGCCTTGGTATCGGTGATCATCGGGACGTCGGACCAAATTTCCCATGGGATGTATTCGAGGGCTACGTAAATAAATGGTCGGGGAAGGTTCCGGCCGATTCGGATGGAGATGATATGAGCTGGGGCGAAACTATTAGAAACCTCGACGGCCAGGACGTGAGCCGAGAGGACATGCTCAAGTGGATTGACAAGCACGTTAACCAGTTGCTGAACGTCGGTATCGCCATCCTTGACCAACTCGGCGGCCCGGGTGTCGGTCAGGCCGTCGCTGACGGCCAACTGGTCAAGTTTGATGGGTACCCCCAAGGCGGTAACCGGCCTGCCTATGACCTTCAAGCGGCCATCGCCAAAGCTGTTGGTGTACCGGGAACTAGGGATATGAAGGAAGGTAAGTAATGCATGGAATCATCTCGCGCAATCTGAAGGCGGTAGAAGCCGGCATCGGCTCTATCCTCATGGTCCTAACCTTTGTTGCGTCGTTCGAGGGTGCGTTGCCGCAGGCATGGGCCGGAGGCATCACAGCTGTACTGGGCGTGCTAACCACGTTCCGGGTTTGGCTGGCCAGGAATGAACCACTGATCAGTCAGGCCGAGGACGCCGTAGACGAATTGGTTGATAAGACGGTCGGCGCGTTCCAGATTCGAGGTTAGCGGTTGACTTCCCTCCCGGAAGGGGCCGCCGATTATGTGGTGGCCCTCTGGGTTCTGGTTCCGGTATTCATGGCAGCTATCGCCGCATGGACTAACCAGCGAGTCAGAACAGATCAAAAGAAGCACGGCGAAGACCTCAAAGAGGTCAAAGAGCAGGTCACTAACTCGCACAACTCGAACCTCCGGGACGACTTGGACGAGATAGCCAAGGAAGTTCGCGGCGTCCGGCAAGACATCGCCGAACTGAGAGCCGAGGTCAGAGATCTTCGGGGGCAAGTTCGGGATATCCGGCAAGAGTCCACGGATTTCGAACACGACGTTCGGGAAGTGCTTCGGCGTACACACCCTGACGAGGTTCTATGAGTTATCCCGTAGGCCCGGCCCCAGACGGGGCCTGGAAGCTCGGTGGCCGGTATGGCCAGGACATCGAGAAAGATGCTGTACCGGCTATCGTGACCAATGGGGCGAAGACCAAATGGTCGGATGCTCAAGCCGCGCATAAGACTAATGTCCGCGATCGAATCGACAGCACTTATACGATTGCGGTCTCTGCGAACGGCTCTGCGGACAAGGCTGTCACGACGGCCCAGGCCGCCGCAAACGCGGCAGCCAACGCCCAAGAGAAAGCCAGCACCGCCTACGAAAACGCATCGTATTGGATTCTGGAATGCGTCGTTGCCTCAGCCGAGGTACTGCTAGGCGTCAACGAGCTACTACTTGGCCCGGTGCTCAATGTTCCCAGCAACCGGAAGGCCGTCCTTACCGACGTACACATCGCGCTCTTGGAGCAGCCGAACGGAATGAGCCTGGAGATACGCAAATGGAATGCGCCCGGTACCCAACCAACAACAGTAACAACGGTAACGCTCGACCCCAAGGTTACTCGGCGAAATATCGCGCTGCCCTCGGTGCCGGTACTCGATAAAGAACGCTTCTACTACTACGTCACTAGCGTAACCGGTTCGATTCCGCCTCAAGTGCTACAGGTAGCCGTCGCTGGGGCCTACCTCTGATCGGATAGTTATGGATCGTCATTTTCATTGCATAGCAGACAGCACCAACTACCACTCGTCCCAAATTGTTCCAGAGCACCGATACAAGCTATGGTGCTCGGCCTTCGATACAGACTCGCTCGACCATCTATTCGATATGACACCAGCCGAGAAAGCCATACCGGTGTTCGATTCGGCTATCGACCGTTTCAACTCCCATCCTGAAGAACTACGGGCCTGGGTGGACAGCTCGGATCTCGGAGGGCTACGCGGAAACCGCAATGCCCTCATAGGTATTCGCACATTCCTTGCGACCAACGGCGGTACGATCTCGGGCACGTTCACAGATCCGGTGTAGACGTGAGCTTTCTTATCCGCCGTAACCCGGCGTGGGCGTGGGCGGGATGGCGAGATCTCGACCCGCAACACGCTCGGCCGGACGAAAACCCGATCCAAAAGCCGTGGAAGAAGACTAATTTCAATCGCACGGTACAGCTGATAGACAATCAGGTTGTCATAGCCGACGCTTTCGAAACCCCTTTCCAGGTCGGTGGCGTGTCGTACGAAGCTATGCCCTTCACCGACACCTGGGGTTGTGAGTTCGACCTGAATATTGACGGTAATATCGTTCAGCTTCAGTTCTTCGGGATAGCGTTATCCTCATCGTGGGCGAAGGTCGGTTTCGTTGATCTCCTCGAAGCCCCGATACTGGCCATCTGGCGAGATGTTGCTTCGACGACGCAAAGCCTCCGAGTTGTCGTCTATCACTCTCTATCGAATATCGAGACGTTGGCGCGGTCGCCGAGCTTGGCGTTGATGATGAATAAAATATGGTATCGAGTCAAGATTCTGGTGGAGCGTGACCGGTACCTTCGTGTCTTCGTGAACGATATTCTTCGGTTCTCGTTCTGGCTGCCGCCCCAGTACGCGGCAGCACCCAACCGGCGCGGGCTCAATTTCTTGAATCAGACGAGCGCCCCCGCCTTCCTCAAAAACTTCATCCTCTACGACCGACCCACCGACATCGCTACCGGAATCACATGGCACCGAGAAGTCGTTAGCGATGATTTCCAACGTCAGAACGGGCCGGTCACGAATGGATGGACTGAGTTCGGTACTGGCGCAGCGATCGTGTCTGGCCGGTGGGCCTTTACCGGAACGGCGGAAGGTTCGGCGGGTATCTTGCGCGACACCGGGGTAACGCACGGCGCACAACGCGCTGAGGGCACGATACGCAACCCCGATCAGTCTGCCGACGCGAGCCTGGTTCTCCGCACCACCCCGGATGGATCTTCAGGACTCGCCGCGAACATCTGCGCGGACAAGATCTACATTTCGCTCTTTACAGGTGGGCTAACCAATCCGACATTCACCGACTACGTGTCTACGCCGTGCACGGTTAAAGATGGTGATCGGGTGGTTTTCTCCGCCAACGGCGAAGGTGCCTGGATTGAGATAAACGGGCAACTTCAATTGATGACAACCCTGGACGGTCGAGCACCAGGCGCGAACCAATGGGCGGGAGCCCGAGTCTGTCAAGTAGGCGACAACAATTCTGGAGCCTGGGACGACATCCAGATTCTGACCGCGTTCTAGTTGCGGCCGATTGAGGACTGAAAATTGGCAGGACGTAGAGCGGCCGTTGAGCCGCTAATTTTGATTACCGGCGATGACTTCAAATGGGCTTACACATGGATGCCCAACGGCTCACAAGCACCATTCCCGCCGAACCGCGAACTCTACTACGAGTTCAAGAACGGGACTGGCGGCGCATGGTCGGGCAGCTTGAAGTGGGTTTATACGATCTCCGGGGCCGTCGCCTCGATTCGTGTGGAGTCCGAAATTGCGGACACCATTACCAACCGAACCCCGTATAGGCTCGTGTTCCGGGACAAGGGAGCTTCCCCGACTGATAAGTCCGTGATGATTATCGGAAATGTAGAAAGGCAAGAACCTCGATGAGTCTGGTTAGTTCCGAACAAGATGTTCCAAATCTGAGTCCCGGAACGTCAGATACGAATGGAGTATTGCAGCCCGTTGCCCCGAATGCAGGGATGATCTACCCAACACCCGGACCTGCCGGTCCTCCCGGCCCGCAGGGACCGAAAGGCGATACAGGGTCGCAAGGGGCTCCGGGTGCACCAGGTCCTAAAGGGGATAAAGGAGATACCGGCGAGCGCGGACCTCAAGGCCCGCAAGGTGACGGTCTACAGATTTCTGGGCAAGTCTCGACTTATGCAGACCTCCCCGCTTCCGGCGGTGTTCAAGGGGCCGTATGGCTCGCGAGCGGAAAGCTGTACCGCTGGAATGGGACGGCATGGCCTCCGGAAACCTCAGGCACACCGGTACAGGGACCGGCAGGCCCGAAGGGTGATACCGGTAGTCAAGGGCCACAGGGTTTAAAAGGTGACCCTGGTCCGGTCGGCTCGCAAGGACCAAAGGGCGATCCCGGTTCCCCTGGAGCGAACGGCGTCAAAGGCGACAAGGGAGATAAAGGCGACAGCGGCCCACAGGGCGTTAAAGGCGATACCGGTCCTAAAGGTGACCCAGGTGGAGCGCCGCTAGTGACACGCATCATCCCCTATTGCAACGGAGGCATGGACCAAACCGTTGCGCCAAACATCACCGTTAGTACACAAGCCGGATTCCGTACGTCGGTGAAACTTCCGGTTAGCTCCACTCGTTGGCGGGTCAAGATGCGAAACTACGGCATGACCGGCGCCAGCAAAACCGCGTTGACCGGTAAGGGCATCAAAATCGGTGAAGCCGCAAGGGTTACCGCCGGATCGGCTACCACAAGCCGGACAGGAGCGTTCGTCGGCAAGACAGCCACAACGATCGTCGGAACCAACTTCCCCATACCCGGAGATGGGACTTGGTACACCACCCCATGGATCACCGACACTGCCAATCAGCTTGTTGCCGGTAAAGAGTACCTACTTGCCATCGGCTACACGGTGCCATCCAGCACAAGCATTCAGACTACGATCGGCGAATGCTTCTACTGGGCTAACGCCACATCCGCGCTAGACCCGACAGTCGTAACCGGCAGCAGCGTGGCCGCCGGTATCCCCCTCGATATGGTCATCGAATACGAGTGCAACACGAGCCGTAACGCATGGCTGTTCATCGGAGACTCGATTGCCGAAGGCGTGATGGGTAGCCGTGGCACGTCCGGATCGTCGATCGTGCCGCAACCCATCTGGCGGTGCTACCCGCAACAATGGGCTGCCCGAAACAATGCATTGGTGTGCAACATGTCCATGGCGGGCATGACGACCGGCCAGTACCTTCAGTTCCGCGAGTTCTTTAGCCGCATGGATCTGGCCAGCGCCAAGCTCGACGGCGCGATCATCGCGACCGGAAGTAACGATTTCAACTCCGATCGGAGCCTTGCCGACTATCAGGCAGATATCTCAAGGCTCGTCGCTCAGATCCGGACCGTTATAGGCAATGACAAGCCCATCTACTACTGCACAACCATCCCCCGATCCGCGACCGGCAACGCTGCTCGCATAGCCGCTAACGAGTGGCTGGCGTCGCTGCCTTACGGTGCGGCTGGCTGTGTCGACATGGACTACGGGATGCGTACCGCTGTCGACGACACGAACATTGCCGCCGACTTGACGTGTGACACGATCCATCCGTCGTTCAAGGGTTCTGAGGTTATGGCCGCTCTCCTTGCGGGCGTGATCGCGCCGATCAGCGACAACTAAACAGACGAACCCTCAGCCCTGAACATGGCTGAGGGTTCTATTATTTTCTAATGCCTTAACAGTGGTACTCTCCCGGTTATGGCCAAGGAAGTTGTCTACAAGGATGACGTTACCGGGGAAGAGATCAACAAGGAACTTGTTGGCGGTAACCCTACGATCATCATCGAGATTGATGGAGAGCGGTATGCCCTCGATGCGGGTGTGAAGACAAGGGATGCTCTGAGGAAGTCCCTTCAGAAGTACATCGACGTTGCCCGCACGCCGACCGCAGACGAAGACCCGGTTACCGCGCTCATCTCCAGCACAGGCGGAGGCCGTCGCAACCCGGCCCGTGGGGCTGCTAAATCCTCTTCCTCCTCTACAGGCTCTGGTAGGTCTTCAGAAGAGCTTCAGCACATCCGGGATTGGGCTCGGAAACAAGCCCAGTTCAAGGACCGGAACATCTCTGACCGTGGCCGCGTTGCCCAAGACATTCAGGATGCGTTCGACGCCGCGCACAAGTAGACCCGAGAAAGCCAAAAAGCCCCCTAGCGCGATGCCAGGGGGCTTTATCTATGCGTCTAGAGTTCTTCCTCAGTGAGGGCGCTTTTAGGATCCCCGATCGAAGTTACCGAGTCGGCTCCAGCAGCGGCAAACACGACCTTGAACCACATGTCAGCCGTCTTACCGTCCTTAAACAGCTTTGCCGACATGATCACCGAGAGATCCTTGTACTTCGGTTCGCTGTGGTTGATCAGCGAATACCCTTTATGCACCACAAAAGCGGTTATGTCCTCGATGGCTTGCCTTCTCAT